TCATACACCCCACCGTTCGTAACGAAGATACTGCCCGCTAGAGTCAGTGTGGTTGAAGCTGACTGGTCGAACTTGAAAGTTCCGCCACTTCCGACTGTTAAACCAGCACTCATAGTCACTGCCGTACCAGAGTTAATAGCTGCGTTTTGACCTGTACCCCATGAGTTAGATGTGCCGCTAATTGTACAGGTCTTAGCCGTAAGGCCAGCGTCATTGAAGCCACCTACCCAAACATCATGTGAAGTTGTAGGCGTAGCTACGGTTGAGTCATAAGTAAACTGGAACCACAATCCTGAAGCAGCAGTCCTAAGCTGTCCCGAGCCTACGCCTGAGTGACGAACTCTACAGGTATAAGCTGAGGCCGTAAGAGTGGCAAAAGTATAAGGCGTAGCGAAGCGGACATAATTAGCACCAAGGTTGAAATCAGCCGAGTTTATAGTAGCAGTTGCCTTAAGTACACCTGACTCCATTATGTCTACTAGATAATTACCACTAGATGGTTTGGAGGCAACCCAAACCCAGCAACCTGTGATGCTATTTACTAGATTTGGAGCAGTAACACCAGTTGAAGTAATACCACCAGCAGTTACAGTAACACCAGTAGTCGTGATAGTTGCACTACCAAGCATTGAGTCGAAGTCAGTACCGTTGTAGGTGATATTTGCCACTAGCTAATCTCCATCCCTACTGGTAAGTCTTCGCTCTTTGTGTATTCTTCTTGATAAGCGTTAAGTTTAGCCGTGAGTTCTTGAACTGCGGTAGAGGGGCTACACTCCATAGTCTGACTAGTTAAGATTGGTGTATCGCCATCCACAATATCGAAGGTGAAATGTTGACTTAGATTGAGGGTTAATTCTGATTTTGCTGTGATTACTGCTTTCATAGTGTTCCTTTCGTTATTCGTAAAGTACTGATTAAAAGGTGCTCCCGTATGGACCGTAGGTCTTGCCGGCGCGAGCTGCCCACTGAGCAGATATGCCCCCACCAGTCCCGGCGACGAACTCACTCTTAGCGTTTACCACATCATACCTGCGGATATACCAGTTAGCATCCTTGTCTTCGTAGCCATAGTATTCGTAGGTGGTAGGTGTCGAGGTATCGTCATCATATATAAGTTTATATGCGCTCGCCGGGGTTGTATAGACAACACTTGCCCCTGCATCTGTCTCGACTCTATTGAGGATTATGTCATTGTGCCCCATCTTAGGCCGCCCACATCGTGTAAGTTAGTCCTGCCCGGCCGGTCCACGCGGTGTCGTGTGCTGCTGCACCTTTGCCGAAGTAGAAGCGTATTGTCTTGTAAGCTCCGGAGCCATCCACCTTACGGATGTAGAACTCACCGTCTGTCGCGATATAGCTGTAGTATTGGATGCTTGTATCGTCATCCATGTTCACCGGGGTGAAGCGAACGAGTGGGTCTTGTACGAAGGTTGGGGTCCCGGGTACTGGCTTGTCTACGATTTCCTTCTTAACATCCTTGAGTGCCTTGATGATGCCCTTAGTGTCAGTTGGCTGCACTGTGACCGTTGGTTTTGGCACTGTAATCTTCGGGCTTAGTTCTAGCTTGTTTAGAGCCTCTGTGAGCTTCTTTTGTCCCTCGACGAGTATTTGTGCCACTTCACCTATGTTCGTGACGGAAACGGCCTCTGTGCGGGGCATACTGCCAGGCATAGCCTTTATGGCCGCGGATAAGTCTGTGATGGCCTTTATGACATCCTTATTGTCTACTTTCTGTGGTTTAAGCGTCTTCTCCAAACCTTTGACAGCCTTAACGACCTCTTTCGAGGTATCAATCTGCTTGGGGAAGTTCTTAACTTCTACTTTTGGCTCTAATGTGGGCAGGAAACGAACAAGGACTTCCGTAGCGTCAGCCACAGCTTTAGCCACTGACCTGAATTGGTCAATAGTGAACTGTTTTTCCGCTTGCTCCTGAGCTTGCTCTACAGCTTCTTGCTCTTCTCGCTTGCGGCGTACTGCTTCTACTAGATAGTCCTGGTCCATATTGTCTCCTTAAGCTGCTACTACTAAGCCGTTATCCGATACTGGCTGCCATAAGACAGTGTACTTAATAGTACCGCCGGTTATAGTAGTTGTGCCAATTGTCTCTATGATGTTCTGGCCTACGAGTTTCGTTGCCGATACTGTCTCGAGCTCTACCGACGCGTCTGCAGTCGCATCATGCCAGATTTCTCCAGCGTCGATGGTTGTTGCAGTTGTTGATGGCAAGAGCCCTGCTGCTGTTATCGCAGTCCCTACTTGGATGGTAGCTGCACCACCACTTGTCAGGTCTGCTGTACAGTGTGCGAATATCCGCACTCGCACTAAGCCGGTTACAGTGAAGATAGTCTTGGCCGAGGCAGCTCCAGTCGTACTCGCGGCATAGGTAATTTCCTTATTACAGGCGTACCATGTGCCAGCGTCTACTGGTGCTCTAAAGTCTCCTAATGCCATAGTAATCTCCTTTCATTAACCTGCTTCCGGCGGGGCCGAAGCCCCACCATCCACTAGGGGGTTACTAAGCTTCTCGAGCCCAAGTACCTTTTACTTCTACTACTGTGTAGCCGTCAGTGCCGTCAGCCAATAGAGTAACTTCGTCGCCAACCTTAGCCGTAGCTTTGGTGTTGATGAGGTCCTTATTGTCTGCTGGTGTCAGGGCTAGTCCACTAATCTTGTCTGCTGCTGCAGGGCTTACATTAACAGCTGCTGAGCCGTTGTAACCTGAACCTGCTGGTGCGCCTGAGTCAGCGTCGCCGCCGTTTCGGACAGTAAAGTTTAGTGATGCTGCTGTCGATGGAAGTGTAATCGTAATAGCGTCGGTTAGGACATTCTGTACAATTCCACAGTCGGCAAGAGCAAGCGTCTTGTTTTCTGTTACATCTACCCAAGTGCGACCATCTTGGCCACGGTAGAGTGTAGTTGAGTTAGCCATTTATTGACTCCTTATCTACCCTACTTAACAGAGACCATCTTCGCGCCGGAGGCGTTCGGTTTGGCTTCTGCTGTCTTTTCAGGTATCTTAGTTTGATTTGGTTCTGCGTCTTCTAGTCGAACCCAGCCCATTCGGGCGAGGGCGTCTGCCCCTGCCTCCATGGTAACTGATAGTTCGGCTCCGCTACGCGGGTCGCGGTATGTGCCAGGGTAGTTTATCTCCCCTGAGTTCTGTTCTTGTCCTAATGCCATTGTGTACTCCTTGTTTATTAGTTACTGGCTATCTCTGCGCTCTTCTTCCGCAATTCTGCGAGCTTCGATTGCGTCATGCAGGTTACTAAAGTACCCCAGATGTTTACGCTTTCTCTTAAAGTCTATATACACGCTCCACCTCTTAGCCGCCTTGAACCAATGGATACCTGCGTACCCGCTCGTATTCACAACTGCCAGTCTCCTATTAAGAGATTGTGTCGTCATGCTCTCCCAGCGGCAGTTCTTTGGACTGTACCCTCGATTGTTATTCACTCGTTCTAGCGTGCAGCCACTAGGCCTTACACCCATGTCTTCTACGAAGTTCCTGAAGCCATTCGGCCCCTGCCACCTCTTAACGACTGTGATGCCTCTACCTCCATAGTAGGAGTAGTGTTTGTGGTGCGGGTTGCTAGTACGAGCTAGCATTCCTTTATAGGTTGTGTATAGTGGGTGCTTCGTTTTATAGAAGCCGTCGACCTTGGTATGTTTCATACCCTCATTATACAGAATTACGATGTTAAAGTACAGTTTACAGGTTAAGCTGTCTGAGAGATAACCAAGGCATCACCTCGGTTTGAGGGCACGAAGGCATCGTAGTAACGGCGGCCTTCTACTACCCAACCGTCAACACCTTGGACTTCTTTGAGAATTCGGTAAGTGTCGAACTTGTGAGGAGCGATAAGCACTTCTTTGTGAACAAGCATAGTCTCTGCCTTTGCAGGGAGGTAGCTTACAGGTACTTTCACGATAGCAACGCCATCAACTTCGCCTACTTGACCAGAAATCAAGTTCTTAGTAGTGATGTCAGAAGCTTTGGTGAAGTTAGCATCTAGTTTCAAGAAGCTAAGGAAAGCTGGAGTACAGTAAAGTACACGGCCTTCGGCTGGAACAAACAAGTTGTCCAAGATGCCTTGCATGTCCAAAATCTTAGTGAAAGCAGTTCCACTAGTTGCAGTCGTGCCACTGTTAGTAGCGACTTGTGAGTTAGCTACAGCGTAAGCATGTAGGGTTGTGAGGCGGTAGATGTCAGTGTTAGGAACACAAACAACTTCGATTTGACGCTTAAGCGTAGAACCGGCTTCAGTAACCATCATGCTGTCTTCGTAGTTACCACGGTCGATAGTGTAAGTAAACGCCTTGTCTTGTGACAGGGTGAATGTTTGCTTAGTCGTATCTAGTTCAGCTAAGCTACCGAATCGGTTGCTTCCTGAGCGTGTGTAGTTAGTTTCTGATACTGTTGCAACACCGTAGATGCTTACAGCGTTAACACCTTGGTAATCAAGTCGGATGCCCTTGTTGATGATACCTTCGGTGACAGATTTGAGGCGGAAGACTTCATCAATCTTCTTCTCATACTTTGAGGCGTAATTCTGTGCCATTATGGTAATCCTTTAGGTTAGGCCTAGTCGTCTGTACTCGTAAGCCCTTTAAGGAACGGGTCCTCTTTGGGTTGAGTCGGGGCACTACTGGATATTGGGTCTACTGCTGCCAAGTTCTTCTCGGCTGCTATCTGCCCCTTTACCGCAGCGCGTTGTGCACCACTTTGGGCGGTTTCGGCGAATGCTTTATATATCTCGTACGGTAGGACATTAGCTTGTATGATGAGTCCCGTATTAGGGTCAGTCTGTACGGCTGCTGCCTTTTCATATACCGCTCGCGCTCTATTAGCTAGAGACTTGTCGTACTCTGGAGCGTCAGGGTTGAATACCGGGAAGTCTGACATCACCTGCAACGCTTCTATGTTCATATTAGCATTCAGGTCAGTGACATGAGCGTTATACTCAGCCATCTGTGCTTTCTGCTCGAGTGCTTCCACTCGTGCCATCGCAGGGTCATATCCCTGGTCCACTAGCTCTTCCGGGGTCTGAGGTGCGTATACTTGGGCGTTAACCCTTTCAACTTCTCCTCGTAGCTCATTGCGCTTGGCAACAAGGTCCCGTATTTCGGTCTGCAGTTGCTCCTTGCGGGCTTCTGCTCCCTTCTTTGGCTCTTCGGGTTCTTCTTGCTCTTCTTCGGCTCCTGGCTCCTCTTCGTCTGACTCTGAGTCGTCTTCTGACGGCTCCTCACCTTCCTCTGAGTCTTCCTTTTTGCCTTCTTTAGCGAGGTCTTCGGCTATCTCTTTGTCCGCCGTAGCGTCATCGATTAGTTCCTCCCCTTCGAGTGCAGGTTCTTCTGTTACCGCCGGTGATGAGTCGGTTTCAGTGGTTACCTGTCCCACTGTCGGGTCTTTTACATCTTCTTCCATGACTTCTCCTTTATAGTTTACGACTGCAATCCGTCGCTGATAGAGTTTGAGATAAACTCCTGCCTACATCCGGGCGGCGGATGCAAGCAGCAGCCTAGCTCTTGTCTAGGTGTGCTGATTTAAGGTTCGCAAGGTCATTCTTAACGGCATGTAAGCGGTCTTTGAGCATTCGCTGGGCGAGCAGTTGGGACTTTACATCGTCAGCGTTAACATCTATTGAGCTAACGGAGTCTGTGAGTGCTATCTGTTCGTCTAGGAACGCCTCGATGCGCTCTAGGAGTGGTCCGGCGGACTTCACCATTGCGCGCTCTTCCGCTATCTCCTTTTGCACGGACTCTTGTGGCTGCGGTTGGAATACCTCCCCATCGTTTGGTAGTAGGCTACCGTCGTAGATTTCCTCTTGCTTAGCCATTCTGTCCTCCTGCTGTTAGGGCTTGAATTACTTGGTCATTTGGTAGCCCCTGCTGCATCATCTGTACTGCTTGTGCTACCTGCTCATCATTATAACCCCTTTTAGTAAGTTCCTGAATAAGCAGTTCGTCTTCTTGGCTTAGGCCTTGCTCTTGTGGCTCTTCTACCGCCTCTTCTTGCTCGCCGGCCATATCCATGTCTATCGCTCGCATCTCGCTTACCGCGCGTATCTTAGCTTCACCGCGCTTGATATCGAGCTCCTGGGCTGTTGTGGTCTGCATGTTTGATGCCAAGCCTACCTGCTCGAGTACCTTGTGCTGAGCGTCTTCTGGTAGGTCTACGAACTTAATCTTAAGTGCATCCATCGTTTGTATGACAGGGTTGTTCTTAGGGTCTTGGGCATCCTTTTCAGCTAGCATCTGTTCGACTGTCTGCATGACCATCTGCTGTAGCTCTTCCGGTTGTGGTCCTTGCTGTTCTTGCTCGATTGGGTTGCCGTTCTCGTCTACTTCGTCATCGCCCGGGGCTGGCATAATCTTTTCAGGGTCTTCTACGCCGGTCTTGACCACGATGCGGTTTACGAGCTCCTTGATGCCGTCTTCACCCATTATCTGGTCTAGCCGTGGGTACTTCTGGGATAGGTCGAGCAGTTCCACGAGTCGGTCGCGCTCTGCAGCGTCATCCTTGGCTTGTGAGGTGGTAGCATCTACCTCAAACTTCAACGCTTCAGTCTCTTTGTCGAAGTCTATGCGTACCTTGTTCTCTTCGTTAACAGCTTGTGGAGCTACCTTGCGCAGCTTGCCAGCAGTCTCTTTGTCTAGCTCTATCTCCTGCACACCTGAGCGTTCGGCGAAGTATAGGTTGATAGCTGTCTCCATTATCTCCTCAAAGGTGGACTCGAACTGCTTCTGCATGTAGTTGTCGCTTACACCTAAGCGTTGCTGCTGCATGTTCACGCCGGCTGGAGTCTTAGAGTATCCTGGGTTACCAACTTCAGAGCTGATGCTAGTGTCAGTTGAGCTGTTGAGGTTGAGTATCTGGCTCTTTACGAGTCCGTAGTTGTTAGGGAAGGATGTCAGTGACTCTGTACTTAGCTTCACAGGTGTTACGCTGGCGTTCGGGTCTGAGCCCATGTCCCATATAGCTTGTGGCTCGTATACGATAGTGGACTTGCTGAAGTTACCACGCTTCTCTACTGGTGGGTTCATCATGAGTGCGCGCATATACTGATAGGCTTGTACTTCACTATCAAGTAGGTTCTGCATGCCGCCGGAGAGTTCGACTGAGCCTCTCCCGAGGGGGTTGGATAGGTCTACATTCGTGTACATGTAGTGGATTGGGATTGCTCCGCGTGGGTCTTTGTTCTTCTTGGTACGGATGACATTCTCGTTGTCTCCTAGGCTTGGTGCGAAGGAGTAGAAAGTACCGCCGATGCCGCGTTGGAAGGCGTGTACTATCTCAATGAAGCTAGCGTTGAGCTGCTTCTCACGCTCATTCGGGGTCATGGACTGAGTGTCCTTTTGTCCGGTCTTATTGACGAGGGTCTTGAGCTTCTCTACATCCCAGCCTGACTCGTAGGGTTGTTCGTCTTTACGGTTCTTTGAGTTCTTAGTAAGGGTAGTCTCGCGTGTTATGACGCTCTCGAGCTGAGTCTTGGTCCACCATGAGCGTAGGAAGATTACATTGCTGTCGCGGTCGGATAGCTTGCCTGGCTCTAGGAGCACATCCTTGATGTAGGGCAGGGTGAAGTCTGTGCCGAAGTATTCGCCTCGGTTTATGAACTGCACGAAGGCTGGCTGTGAGCCGTAGGTCAGGGCTTTAGATATCATTGCCCATGACTTCTGTATGAGGGCTGCTACTTGGTTGGCGTTTGGTATGATTTCCTTCTCGAGCACCCATGTGCCTATGATGTCCATCCACTCGCTGTCGCTCTTCACGCGGCCAGTAGGTATCTGTTGGATGATACGCTTTGGTTGTTCTTGGATAAGGGCGGCTAAGGTTCCGTCAGTCACCTTTGGTAGGTTCTTGGCTATGCCGGGGTGAGGCTTATTGCGGGCTATGCGCTCAAACTCATCGAATGGCTCGAACAATGGCAGCATGAAAGTCTTGGCATCTGAGTACCGACTGTAGAGTTCTTCTTCTTTGATGTGGTTATACGCTGACATGCACAGGCCCCTTTCTACTTCTAGCGGCAGAGTCGTACTTCATGTGGCACGACCTGCAAAGTCTTAACCAGTCAGATAACTCCCTTTTGTAGTCATTAGACTTGTTGGCCCAGTCGAACCTCTTAGCTGTTGTGGTCTCGCAGTGTTCACATAGGCTAGGCCTACCAAGCTCTCGCTCCACCCAATGATGGAGACCTAGGTAACCAACCTCGTCTCCTTTCCAATTGTAGGCCTTTGCCCCACGCTTAGACTCTCGTAGCTTTTGGCGAGTCTCTTCGGAGAGTACCCGGCCCTTAGAGGTGGCACTTATCTTAGCCCTTACTTCTGCCGGCACTGTGCGCCCTGTAAGTGCCGCCTTGTTAGCAGCCCCAATCTTCTTACGGGTTTCTTCAGATAGCTTCCGCCCTACATTGATTTTATGTCCTTTGGTGAACGCCATGTCTACGACTCCTCTGTTATGTGTGCCGTAGGTTTGTTGGTCACTATTACGCCTATTATACCATAATTATGCAAGTGTCTACTCATCGTTGCGTATCGTGTATTTCTTGACCACATAGTACGCACCCTCAGCGTTAGCTTTGCCGGTGTGTTCGATGGCGAACTCAGCGTTGCGCATGTTACGCGTTTCATCACGGAAGCGCAGGTACTCTGTCAGCTCCTCTTTCTCGTTATGTACTCGTACTCGTATCTCAAACCTCTGTCGGTTATCTACTGGCTTGAAGTCAATGACCGTAGTCTCGTCTATCATAAAGCTACCCTCCTCATCTAATTGGTAAGTATTGATTTTCTTCCCATACTGGATAATGTACTCCATTATTGACCCTCCAGTATCAGTTGCTCTGCTAGTTTCTTATTCACAAGATTACCATACATGCTTGAGCTCAGTGCAGTGGTAATGTGCTTGAGCAGCTTACGCCGGTCTTCGCGGTTGTAGTTCTCCATCAGGAACTTATACTCGGCCCGGTAGGCTTCGAGCTCCTGGCTCAGCCTGAAGTCCGGGTCGGATAGGTATTGCTCCCACCACTTCTCCGGGCCCATGGCCTTCTGTTGCCCCATGTGTACGCTCTCATGATGTAGCAGGTGGTCGCGCACCTCTTTGCCGCTTGGGTTGTGGATGATATCCCCATAGGTGAAGATTACGCCGGGAGTCTTCGATACCATAGGCAAGACACTGAGGATTGCATCCATGTTTGGTGGGTATGTAGGTGAGACTTGCATCAGTACACCAGGGTGTTAAGTAATGACGGTTTAGCCTTCTCTTCTACGACCATGCGTGGCCTCTGGCCTTCTAACCCATAACGGGCGGCATCGAGGATATCAGATAGATAGTGGTCAGGCTTATCTAAGATGTTGCCGTCTTTGTCAGTCTGCCACATATAGTTGCGGTAGGCTTTGATGAGGTTGATGTCAGTCTTGAGGATGCTTACCCTCTGTGATTGTACCCACTGGATACCCTGTGAGACGCTTCCTTGACCCTTCTGAGAGCCTACAACTGATACCCCGTACTCTCGCATCTCATCTATGCTCTTAGGCTCAGCGGAGTCCGCTACTACCATGGTCTGGGGTTCAGGTAGGTTGTTGATAATATCTGCAATCTGCCTGTTAAGTAGCCCAACACGACAGAACTCCTCCTTCAGAATATAACCACCATTGTAGAAATAGATTGATACGAGGGCTGCAGGGTCTTGTGAGTAGCCAAAGTCTAGCCCACGGCTTACCAGTCTCGCTTCATGGGGCAGCTTGTCTATTATCTGCCAATCCTTGTATATCTTGCCCTCTACTTCACCCAGGTTGCCTTCACCGTATACTGTCCACCAGGCCTTATTGTCTCGGCGTGACTCAATAGACTCTACGATACTCTTATCAAGAGCTTCATTATCCTTGTAAGTGAGGGTGAGGAACTCCACATTGTCCTTCCCCATGACATCCGTGTACCACCAATACTCTCTTACAGGGTTATGGTCAATAAATACGAGCTTACGGGTACGAACTTCGAGCTGGGTATAGGTCTCATACGGTACATTATTAGCCTCGTTGATGAATAGCACATCACGCCTCGGCCCTCGCACCTTAGACGGCTGGTCGGCGGAGAAGAACTCTATCTTGGTGCCAGTCTCGAAGGTGTATATGTAGTCTGTGCGGTTCCACTGGGAGTCCTTGAAGTAGCCAGTATCGTTCATTATGTTCAGGAAGTCGCGAATACTGCCCCTTTTCAGGTGTGGGAAACTTTCCGAGACAACACTGATAAGCTCGTTATTATGGGTCTGTGCGTAGTCTATGAGCCACATGAGTATAGAGATAGTCTTAGAAGCTGAAGTACCCCCAGAGATACCTCTAATGCGCTTACGGAGGCTACTTATCTTTGTTAGTGCTGTCGTCGGTTGGAACTGTCCCATCCATATCCCCTTCCTTGGATAAACCACCCAGTATAGGCTGAGGGATAATGTGTGTTACTTCGCTTGTCTCTTTGAAGTGTTCTTTGTCCAACCTCTCCAATAGGAACTCTGGTCTGGCCTTCTTACCATGCCTACGAATGAACTCCGACTTTGCTTGCTGTAGGTCATCGGAAAATTTAGGGTCAGCCTTAATCCAATCAGTCATAGTATCTTGGCTAAATCCTGCAAAGGCTGCGGCATGCTTGAGAATAGGTATCTCTCTGTAATATTCCACGGCTCTGGCCTTCTGCTCATCCATTCTGGCCTTAATAGTCTTTGTGTACTTGTCTGATACTTTACTGGTAGTCTTAGCCATTAGCTATTACCTCTAAGGTTACTTCGGCCTCTGGGGGTAATGCTATTAACTTAGCGACTTCTAAGCGTTCGTACTCCCCTATATCGAAGCTAAGGGTATAACTACCATCGACCTTTGGGCCGTTTACGCGTATTTTGTCCGGGTGTAGCGTTGTCTTCATGCCATAGCCAATCTAGCTTCTAGGGCTGCTTTGTAAGTAGGGTACGACCCTTTGTACTTGCTTGATATATAAATACGCCAGTGGCTGCGGTCAGCCCTGTATGATATGCCCATCTTGTACCTCCTCTGGTTCACATTTTGCTCGTGGGGAGTGGCCCAGCGGCAGTTACTAGGTTCGTAGTTACCATCGTTATCTATCCGGTCAATGCTCATCCCGTCAGGTTTTGGCCCCATGTCTCTATAGAAGTTCTCAAAAGACAACCACTCCTCGCATACCTTGATACCGCGACCGCCATAGTTGGCGTAAACTTGTGACTTTGGGTTGCCACAGCGTTGTTTCATTGCGGCCCATACGCCATACGAGTATTTGTAAGGAAGTTTTGAGTGTTTTCCCCTACGATTGCTCGCCATCTATCGGCTCCCACGGCTTCTTATCCAACTCGGCTATCTTCTCCTCAAAGAACTTAAACATGGCCTGTAGCTCAGTTCTCCCATAAGGTGTTCTTTTTGCTTTGGGCACTAACCGAAAAAAGTCCTCTAAGTGGTCTGCTCCGGCTGATATGGCGAAGTATTGCCCACCGGTCACCGTTTGGGTGTCTGTGATGCTCACAACGAACCGTGGGATGTCTTCCCCGGCGACCAGCTTGTCCATGTCTGGTGCTTTTGCTTTAGTTGGTTTTGCTTTCTTCACAATGACCCTCCAGTTATTAAGCCTATTATAACACAAAAGAAAAGACCCCAGGGTGATGGGGTCCTCGCAACGGTGCATGTAGGTATTATAAGCTAACGGCTCATGCTTTGTCAATAGGCTACCTTACCTTACTTAGGCCTCCGGCCGTCTGGCACCCTCACTTACCCTCGCACTGTTGTTTTTTCTTCCCCTGGCTGAACCCCTAAGGGTTCGTTTCAGCCGCCTGTTGTTAGCACCTCTCGTAGTTCGCTTACTTCCTCGCGGAAGCGGGTGTCACCTCTGGTCTCGGTGAGCTACCATTTTTGTATACCGTTCTGGTCACGGCACCTGTTTGCTGGTAGGTGGGTTCCTGGACTGCACCGTTGCAGTCACTGGCTATGATACCTCGCGGGTGGGGTGGTAGTCAAGCCTTTGCCTTAT